CGGAATAAAATCTATTCTACAAACTTCAGACATTAGCTGTCCTTCATAAGTCCATATTTTACTAAAGCATCTGCCATAGCTCTAACTTGAGCAACAAAAGCATTGAAAGCAGCTGAAGTAGTAAACCCCCTGCCTGCCGAAGTTGATACAGTATAAGCTACTGTTGGAACTACCATTGCAGTACCGCCCTGTTTAGCAATAGGAGTTCCACCAAAGAAAGCTATTTTATCGGTTGCTGACTGCCCTAATACTGTGCCGTCTGGATTACCGTCTGATAATTGTTTTTTTGACATTTTATTTTACCTTTCAAAATTTAAAGCAAGGGGCTTTTACACCCCTTGTTGTTATTAACCGTCTGCATGAACTCTGCAAGCTAATTGAGGACGTATAGTTTTCCAACCATACAACACATCAATTCTACAAGGCATTGTATCATTGTTAATATCATAATCCCTTACGATACGCATTGATATGCCATCGAGAACCTGACGACTTGCAAAATCAAGACCATTTGGCATAATTAAATCTGCTGTTGCAAAAGCAAAAGCTTCTTTATGATATGCAATAGTGCTGTCAATTAAAAGTCCTGCTGTTGGAGCTGCAATTTTAAGAACGTCACCGCCGTTAGTCGGACTTGCAGAAACGTTTTGTCTTGCACCTGAGGTTACAATAGCTGGAGATACTTTAAGGGTAGTTGCACCGCCTGCCATATCTTCAGTTACAACAAATTGCTGTAATACACCTGTGTTTTGTTTAGTTTCAGGGTGGACTCTATAACAACCTTCAAGAGTAACAATATCACCTTTATTTAAAGTGGTAGTTTGTCCTGTGCCGATTTTAATAGATGAACCTGTTTGATTTGCTCCGCTAATAACATAAGTAGTTTTTGCAACGCAAGAGCCTGTGGTATGAGGAAGAACTAAAGAACTTTCATAATGTTCAAAGCCTGCGGCTCTACCTAAAGCACCTTCCATATAAGGTTTTTTACTTGCATGGAAGTTATTTGAAACAGAATTAACTAATGCTGGAACTCTATTTGACTGCCACAAGATATTGCGTCCGTCATAAGGACAAAGAGCATTATTTAAAATTTCTCTTGCTTTTCCCATAGTTAAAGCTGTTACTGCTATGCCGTCCTGGTCTGAAAGCTGATAGATGTCTTTAATCATTGTTAAAGCATCAGCCTCCATTGCGGCAGCAAGTCTTGTCATTGCTGGTTTCAAATATCTTTCTGAAAACTCATCAATTTTAAGCGTTAATTCAGAACTATCAAATTTAAAATCCACACCTTTTTGAGTGTTTACTTTTAATTCAATGCTTTCTTCTTCAACATTCTGTACGTTTAAAGTTTTACCTGTGCGAACTGTAAATTCGTTAGGTGTTCTAATTTTAAGGGTATCGCCGATTTTTGCTCCTTTTTTTGCAAAAGAATCGTCATAACCTCTGTAAATACTACCAATAAAAGTAAGCTTTTCGTGTAAAATGCGTAAAGCTTCTTTTGTGATAATATTCGGTGTTAAAATAGTATTTGACATCTTTTAGCCTTTCAAAAAAATTATTGTGATTGTTTTCTGCGATATTGAGCAAATTCCTCTGGTGTCATATCATCTAAACTTTTAATAACCTTGCCACCTTTGGAAACAACCGCTTTTAACGGCTTTGCTTCTTTTATCGCTGGTTTTGTATTTAGTTTGGCTTGCATCTTGTCATACATCATTGCTTTATATGTCGTAATAGCCGCATAAGGATTTAAACCATAATTAGCAATATCAGATTCTTTAACTCCTTGAGTTTTTGCATAAGCAATAACCTCATCAGGATTAAAAGCTGGGATTGCTTTCTTAATTTGATTTACACCTTCCTCATGTGCTTTCTGTATAAAAGCTGTGCGTGATTGGTTTAACTGCAACTCTTTATTGTTTAACGATTGTATCGTATTATAAAATTCTTCCCTTTTGCGTGCAATCATATCTGTTAATCTTCTTGCTTCATCAGGTGATTCATTCCATAGTTTTGATATATCAATTTGTGTAAGCTGCTCTAATTCGTTTGTAAGATTTAAGCCTTTTGCGTAATCATTCATCATATCGTCAGTCATAGAGTGAAGTTTATCGACTGCCTGCAATCTGGCTTCTAAAACTTTTTCCTTTTCTGCGATTGATTGAGATTTTTTTGTATAGTCAGACCATAAACCTTTTGTGAAAGCGTTTAAATCTTCAGCAATAGTTTCAACGGTTGCATTTTTAGCCCATTTTCTCTTATTACCACCAAAATCAAACTCTAACTCTTCAATTTCGCTTTCAGTTGAATTGTCATCATCAGTTTGACTTTCTTCTGTTTCAGAAGTTTCAAACCCTTCAGTTTCTTCAACTACGTCATTTACTTCTTGAGTATCAATTACATCATTGTCGATTGATTCGTTTATTTCGTACATTTAAATATTACCTCCTAAAGGTTGTTGTTGAGCTGGATTTACTCCCTGCTCGGTTGGTTGATTGTTTAATTGTGGAGGCAATAAAGCTCTTAACCTTTCAGCTACTTTATCAGCTCCTACAAAATCCATGTTTTCCATTAACACATCACCGATTAAAGCGGCTGCGTTTGGAACTCTTGTCATAATTTCTATTAATGTTTCTCTGGTTTCTTCTCTTTGTGTTGAATAAGCCGAACCAGATTTGACTTCTACATCGTAATAGCCTGTTGAAATATCATAAAGCGGAGTGCCTTCTTCAACTGTGCTGTTGTTTTGATTTGCAAGCCTAATAACTTCCTCTGTGTTATTTTCGCCGATTATTCTTATTGTTTCTTGTTGCGAATAAACCGCTGGAATTATATCAACTAGAACTTTACCACAATATTGAATAGCCCTGTTTAAGTTATCGATAAAATGAAAATTACTTAAAGAACCTTGCAATTTACGCTCTTGAATTGCCTTGCCTGAAGTTTCATTGCTTCTTGCACCGAGCGAAGCGTCATAAATGCCAGTTATCATCTTTATGTCATCGCTGGCATTCATAGCCTCTTGTAATGCACCAGCAGGAACGCCAGCAAAAGCTTGTCTTTGTGGCACGGCTCCAGCTTGCGGATTGTACTCAAGATAAGCAAAATTTTTAATATTTGCTTTTTCCCATTTAGCTTTATCTTTAGGGTCTATCGCACCCTTCGGAACTAAATAAGGGGCTTTTGGTGCTAATGCTACTAATTCAGTTGTAGCACTTCGCCAAAAATTAAACATCGATTGTGGGTCTTTACAATCACGAATTAAAGAGCGTAAATGTCTTTTACCTTCTACAATTACCTCCTCACCCCATACAGGAATAACTGGAATAAAAGAACCAGCCCACTCTTCTTCTTCTAAAATTTCAATGCCGTTAATCACATAGCGAATTATCTTTGGTGTTTTTATTTCTCGCTCTTTGACAATTTCAATTCCATTTAAAGCAAAGACAACTTGCATTTCTTCATCAGCTTCTAATTCTGATTTTAAAATTGTCTTGCCGTCTGACAGCAAGCAAAGTGTTTCTTTTTGATACTTCTTGCAAAAATATTCAGCTACCCTGATTTGTCCGTCTGTCGCTGTCCAAGCATTAACGCCGTCCCTTGTATCACCTTCAAAACTTACTTCTTTTGCTTTTGGATATTTTGCCTTAAATTCTTCAGGACTTAAAAAATCAGAAATAAAACAATATTCCCAATCCTCTGCATTAAAGCCAGTTGTGTTTGTATCCCAATGAACCATTAAAGGATTTGCTATGCGTTCTATTTTAGCCTCTAATGCAAAACTTCTATCATTAGCCCAATCTACAGAAACACGGAAAAAACCAAACCCACAAGTTACGGCATGTTCAAGAGCTGTGTCATAAGCAACATCAGCGTGTGAACGTCTTTGAATATGTTTGATTAATCCGTCAATAATTCTAGCAGTGTCAACATCGGTGTAACTATCAGCAGGTTTGATTTCAATTTGGGGCTTTTGCATTCTTGCATCATTAACAACCTGACGAATGAATGCTGGCAATTTGTTAATAGTTAAACAAGGTCTGCTATCTTCTAGCCTTTGGGCTTTTATCTTTTCGTCCCATTGCTCTCCAAGTCTAGAGAACTTAATATCAGATAGAGCGGAAGTCCTGTTAAAAGAACTCTGCTCCTCCGATTCACGAAAACGCCTTAAAGCTTCCGTTAATATTTCTTCATGGTCTTTCAAAAAAACCTCCGTCAAAGGGTTCTGCACTGTCATCACGACGTTCATTGTGGTAATTATAAAACACCTGTGGCATAAAAACAACAGTTTATTTTTTTATTTTGTGAATTTATAAAAAATCCCTCTATCATTTTTGTTGACAAAGGGATTTCTATTAGAGTATATTTAATCTGCAACGAAAAAATATGATTTATCATTACATTTTAATTTGATATTGTCAATTCTTTTTGTTGCATAACAAAAGGAGTTAGAAATATGAAAAAATTGGAACCTTGGCAAGTTTATTTTAATAATGAAGATAATACTGTTTATATTATTCTTAATGAATATGATGATTGTTTTATTTCAGCAGAAGAGGAAATATACAACCTTCTTTTATTAGATTATCTCGGCGATGAGACGGTGGAAGTAACAACAAGTAATTCCGAAAATATGCCAGGAGAATTAATTTATAAAGGAAAAAATTTTCTAGATGCTTATAATTATTTCTATAAAAGAAGATTACTATTAGTTTTTATATGGAAATTGACAGCTATTTTTGATAGTAAGTTTCTTTTTGACTATATTAGTCATAAAATTCAAGATTGGAGAACAGACATTTATCACAAGCTGGTTAATAAATTGTTTTGTATCCGCTCGGTGGAGCATTAGCATTTTGGCTAGGAAATCAGCCACTTCTATTTTTTACTGTTGCCAGCCATTTTCGCCGTAGTATTCTCGCTCTTCTTGTTCGACTGGCGGTTGGAACATATAAGGAAAGTCTAGCTCTAGTGAATAGCGTATTGCGTCAAGAGCGTGATTAAACGCATCTACAGGCTCGCTTAAAGTATCCCCGTTCTTGTCAACTTTATAATCATAATTGTTAAATTCATCTAAAACATTCTTGCAATCAGGGTGGATATAAATCTTTTTAAAGCTCTGTAAAAACTTAATGCCTGTTTCAATACTTCCTTGTCCTTTTTTTGCTGGTCTTGTGTATAATCCGTAGTTTGTCATCTCTGATATGCTTTTAGGCTCGGAACTATCACAAGTTATAAAATCGTTCTTCGCAATAGGTTTTATTAATTCAGCAGCGTCTTTATTAAGCAAGCCTCTTTTATAAACTTCATCACAAATATATAATTCTTCTCGCTGTATTGCACATCTAACGTATGCAAATGGATCTTTGCTAAAGCCCCAATCTATACCATGTCTATAATGTTCAAATTGTTCCTTGTTAAACTCTTTTTCTTCAAAGTTATTAAATACCAAGCCTTCAGCAACGCCAATCTCGCCAAGTCCATAAACTCGCCAGAAGTTATTATCGCCTTTTTTTCCTTCAATAAAATCAATAGTCGGCTGGTCAAGAAATGGGTTATCTTTATATGTTGATTTTAGCAGAATAGCATCATCTTTGCCTAATAATTCAGAATGCACCCAAAACTTTTTAGTAGGATTAAAATCTATAAATATTTGCTTTCTTGTTCTCATCATTAACTGTTCAACTATCTTGAAATTATGATGATTTGCTTCGTTTATATATAATATATCCCTTCTACCGCCATGAGCTTTGCCAAGCTTATCTATAGATAAAAACCTTATTTCGCCTTTGCCTTTTTTAAATATCTTGTCTGTTTTTTGATAATAGTCATCAAAATTAAAACCGAATTGCTGGCATATCTTTTCCATATCAGTTAAAACACCGCTTTTTAAGTGAGGTACTGATAATCCCAGTACATCTATCTGTTCGGCGTGCTTTTGTGAGTATAAAACTAAAAGCTGTAAGATTGAATAAGTTTTTGTGGAGCTAGAACCACCAGAATTAATAATATATCTAATGTTATTCTTTAAAGCTTCCTGATTGCGATAAAATACTTCTGAAAATGTTATCATATTTCTTCAATGGCTTTTTTAGCTCTTTCGTCTGCTACAACTATTGTAAAGTCTTTACCTTCGTTTCCTGTAACTTCTAACTTATCAGCAAGTATTCTTCTTTCCTCTTCGTTAGAACAAAGTTTAAATAATGCAATATTTGTTGTCGCATTATCAGATTTTAACCATTTATCTTTTAGCTTTCTTTTGATGTTTGCTTTACTTTCCTGCAATTTGTCTTTTATATTGTTAAAATCATTAGAATCAATAGGGTAATAATCATAAAAACAAGCGTTTGAAATTCCTAGAGAACAAAAAACCTCTTCCATTGTTGTGGGGCATATTTCGTGTTTTTCACTATCAAACATTTCTTCAATCATCTTATCAAAACGAGCTTTGTTTTCAGCTCGTCTTTTTTCAGCTGTTATTTTCTGATAGCTTTTTTTTTCAGTCATAATCCACCATAAATATTTTT